ACTCAGGATCTATCTTTAACTTACTTAGGTATTAAGATTGTTCTTTGTCCAGGTATGTCTAATGACACTTTAGTAATTACTTTGAAAGATAACTTAATTTATGCTTTTGATGGTGAAGGTGACTCTTCTGATTTACGTGCTATCAATTTAGCTGATACTGTAGCTGAGCCTGTAATCAGAACTCGTGCTAACATGAAGGTAGGCTTTAGCTTTGTAAATGATGCTAACATAGTTTACGGATCTTAATTATTAATTCATAGAGGGGGGCAACCCCCTTTATATAAAACTTAAAAAATATGCCAGCTACATGTCAAGCCCTCGAGGGCATTTTAAAAAATTGCGATAATAATTCAGGGGGAATTTATGGAATATGGATAACCCCTCAAGATAACATCGCAGCTATCTCACCAGTAGATCCATCTGCTGTTGCAGGATGGGAGATTACAGGTATCACTTTAGCAGCTCCACTTGTATTATTTGAAAACTTCTACATCCGTAGGAATACATCTAGCTTTACAGAAGAGGCTGCTATTGACTTAATCAATGGTAGCTCATTTGTTACTGCTACTATCTCTTTAATGTTTCAACGTAGAGAAGCTGATAAGTCTAGAGCTATCAAAATTTTAGGATCAGGACAGCAGTATCTTACTGCTATTGTTTTGGATGCTAATGGAATTTATTGGTACTTCCCTTACTTACAAGTTACAGGTGTAGCTGAAGGTTCGGGCACAGCCAGAGCTGATGGTTCTAAGTATGCCGTTACACTACTTTCGGAGAATGAATACTTGGCCTATACAATAGATCCAGCTATCATCCCTGCATTAACTTAATAGACTTAACACTATCAAAATTAGCCCTGCATATTGTGGGGCTTTTTTTATTTCTAAACATTTGACTAACATCATATAATATAGGTATGATATACATTGAACAGGGAACTATTAACCAGGTAGTGCTAACTTTAACAGAGGTTACTACTGTACCTACCCCTCATTATCTATTTGCTTTTACCAATGAAATGAATACTACTTCTAGCACTCAGTTATTTACTACTGCAGATGTTAGCTTATACCCTGAAAGATACAACTTGTTTGTACTTGATGAGCCTGTAGATATTACTTTGTTACAAGGGCAGTTTATATATCAGATTTATCAGAGCTCAGTACCCTATGTACTACCTTTAACTATTGCACAGTCCACAGGAGTGGTGATAGAAGAGGGTAGAATGGTGGTTAGTGGGCCAGTAGGCACCTCAATATACGATTAACTATGGCATGGTATAACAACTTATTTAAGAAAGAAACTAAGACAGTAGAAGTATTGGAAGGTTATCAATCTTTTAGCACCCCCTTCCTACCGGTAGGTAGAGGTAACTTAACACTCCCTTATGTAAATGGTAGGTACTCTACCAATATGTGGGTAAGATTTGGTGCAGATAATCTCTATCCTGAGATGCTTAATCAAATGTATTTTGCTAGCCCCTTACATGGTGCCATAGTAGACTTTAAAACAAATGCAGTTATAGGTGGTGGCTTTGCTTTAGAAACTGACAAGCTAACTACCCCTGAGAAACTTAACCTTTATATGTTTGAAAGGAAAATTAAAATTAAGCAAACAGTTAAAGCAGTAACCAGGCAGTTAATTGTGCACAATAGAATTTACTTTAAACTATGCTTTGATAATGATAAGAAACTTGTTAAGATAGATAATGTATCACCTGAGAAAGTAAGAATTTCTAGGTATAAAGATATGTACTATATCTGTGATGATTGGAGTACTAACATTGATATTAGAGAAATTAAGCCTTATCATATTGCATGCCCTGACTATGAGCAGTTATACTGCTATGAGATAAAATCACTAGGGCAAGATTACTACAGCTTAGCACAATATACCTCAGCTCTTAACTTTGCTTTCTTATCAGGTGAGCTTTCATATTTTGCTAAATCTAACATCCAAAATAGTGTATTTCCATCCTTTGCTATGATGTTCCCAAAGAGGCCACAATCTGAGGAGGAGAAGCACATGATCAAAGAAACTATTGATAGGTTAAAAGGTGCTGCTAATGCAGGTAAAGCTGTTGCTTTCTTTGCTAATAGCCAGGATCAGTTACCTAAGATAGAAGCTCTACCTAATAACAATAATGATAGTCTCTTTCAGGAGGCCTCACAGCTTAACACAGAACAGATTTGCTTTGCTCACACTATAGATCCTATCTTAATGGGTATACGTACTACAGGAGCCCTTGGTGGTGGTGCAGATATTAAGCAGGCTTATGTGATATTTGAAAAGAATGTAGTAATGGAGCTTAGATCATGTATACAGCATATCTTTCAGGAGCTATTAACAATAGCCAAGATACCTGCAGAATTTACTATCAATAACTTCCAGATAATTAATGAGAATATAGTAGAGCTAGATGGTGATACATCCAAAACTAATGACGCTCTTAACAGCCTTAGTCCATTAGTAGCTACTAAAGTATTAGAGACCATGACTATTAATGAGGTAAGAGCTTTGGCTTCACTAGCACCTATAGAAGGTGGAGATATGACTCAAAAGGCAGCAGATGCCATAGTAGTAACAACAACAACAACCCCTGTATAATGCTATACTTCATCACAGAAACTTATTTAAAAGTTAATACACCTATAACTGCTAATGTGGATGTAACAGATGTAACACCTTATGTAGCTACTCAGGCAGCACTAAGGATACAGCCTATCTTAGGCACTACTTTCTATAATCACATGCTAGCAGCTTACAATGCTCAGACACTTACACCTGATGAAGTAGATTTAGTAGAATTTATACAGCCAGTGATAGCTTGGAGAAGTGCAGAGGATGCAGTCTTTGGATTAACCTACCAACTTAAGAACAAAGGACTACAAACACAGTCAGGTGATTACTCTGCTAGTGTATCACGTAATGAGGTGGCCTTTGGTATGGAGCACTATGCACAGAAGGCTAGCTTTTTTGAGCAGAGATTAATAAGATGGTTGCTAGTGAACAGAAATTTATTTCCTATATTCATATCTACCACTAATTTAGATACAGATCTACGGCCTATGTTTAATAACTGCTCATGTATCAATCAATTTCAGACAGTATGCACAGGCTTATGTGGTAACTTTAGAGAGAATGGGTATAATAACGCTATCCTAATCTTATGAGACTACAGCTCACAATCTTATTAGCCTCAATTAAACAATATATTATACAATTATTAACAGTGATAGGAGCTTTCTTTTTACCTATATCAGGGATATTATTTTTAATTGGTTTTGCCATAGTTATAGATACCATTACAGGTATTTGGAAGGCAAAAAAATTAAAGATAGCAATTACATCACGTAGACTATCTGCTATTATCTCTAAGCTAATGCTTTATGAGGTGGCTGTTATTGGTTTCTACCTGATAGATTATTTTATTCTTAATGATATTATTTTAAAGTTTTTCTCTGTGCCTCTAATGCTTACAAAAATACTTAGTCTTATACTATGTAGCATAGAAGTGATGAGCATAAATGAAAATTACAAAGCAGTTAAAGGGATAGATATTTGGCAGGGTATGAAAAACTTATTTGCCAGGGCTAAAGAAATTAAAACAGATATAGATGGAGTTAGATATAACAAAGATAATACAACACCGATTATCTAAGGATCAATTTGTAGATGAGCTTACAGATAAAAGGCAAATATACTTACACCATACAGCAGGTGGACCAGATGCAGTATCTGTAGCTAAATTCTTTAATCAGAAATTAGGTAAGGTAGCCACTGCTTTTATCATTGGTTCTAAGGGTACAATAGTACAGTGCTTCAGCTCTAAAAATTGGGCTTATCACCTGGGACTTAAGCAAGAGGTATTTAGTGAAACAGGAGTAACTTACAGGAGCTTGGATAAGATATCTGTAGGGATAGAGATCTGTAACTATGGACCACTGACTAAAAAGAACGGCTACTACTATAACTATGTAGGTGGTAAAGTAGATTATACTCAGCTAACTATCTTAGATAAACCATACAAAGGGCACATCTATTGGCAAATGTACACAGATGCACAAATAGAGTCTACTAGACAGCTTCTAGTTTACCTTTGTGATCAGTATAACATTCCTAGAGATTACTTTGCTAGTATCTTTGATATAGACAAACGTGCTTTAAGGGGTGAGCCAGGTATATTTACACACAATTCAGTAAGGCATGATAAGAGTGATATCTATCCCTGCCCTAGAATGATACAAATGCTAGAGAATTTATGAGATACATCCTACCAATTATAGTACTATGCCTATTAGGCTCCTGCTCTGATGCTAAAAAAGCACAGTACCACTACAAGAAAGCTGTTAAGTTTGGCTTAAGCATAGCAAATGATACTATCAAAATTAATACTATAGATAGTGTGGCTGTAATAGTTAATGATACTTTGGTATGGGAAAAATTTATAACGACTAAAGATACTATTATACAGATCCTAGAGATGCCTAAGACCAGGTATCAGACCAGGATAGAATATAGGTATAAGACTAAGGTATTAAAACAGGATGTGCTGAAATATAAGTACATATATAAGGAAGCAAAAGAGCAGCGTAAAGAGATACAGCTAACTAAAGCTAAAACAAACTGGAGGTTATTCTTTTGGGGTTTTGGCTGTGGTATAGCTCTATTTTTTATCCTTAGATTAATAGACAAATTATACAACCCATTTAAAAAATAATGATAAGACACTCAAAAAATGTTCACGAGCTTTCACTAGAAGGCAGTGAAATAAGGATAGCTATGCTTAGTGATTTGCACTGGGATAACCCTCACTGTGATAGAGATATGCTGAAGAGGCACCTAGATCACTGTGTTAAAGAGAATATACCTGTAATGATTAATGGTGATATGTTCTGCTTAATGCAAGGGAGGGGAGATAACAGACGCAATAAATCTGACATAAGACCTGAGCACAATAATGCTATGTATTTAGACTCTATAGTGAACACAGCTGTGGAATGGTTCCTGCCCTATGCTCACATCATTAAGCTAATAGGATACGGTAACCATGAGACTGCTGTAATTAAATGGCAAGAGACTGATATCCTGCAAAGATTTGTAGATATCCTAAACTTTAAAGCAAAATCTAATATACAAGTGGGAGGCTATGGTGGATGGTTAGTAGTTAAGCAGGCTTTTAGCCCAGGCAATACTACCTCTTTTACTACTAAGATCAAATACTTCCATGGATCAGGTGGTGGTGGTATAGTTACCAAAGGTGCTATCAATTTAACCAGGGCTCTAGAAACTTATGAGAATTTTGATGTGTTTACAATGGGCCATATCCATGAAAATTCATGCAGAAATGATGTAAGAGATACATTAGAAAAGCATGCTGTAACAGGTTACACACTTAAGCAAAAACAACTACACTTAATGCTTACAGGTACCTATAAAGAGGAGTACGGTGATGGATCCCATGGATGGCATGTAGAGAGAGGGGCACCCATTAAGCCATTAGGTGGCAGGATCCTTACCATTAAATGTGGTAGAGAGACTACAGGAGATAGAAAATCTATAAAATTTATTGATAGTCACAAATTTAATTTGTAAGTTTGCACTAG